AGTGATGATTAGCGCATCTTTCCCGATGAAATCATCTGCGTTTAGTTGATCGCTTTTAGTTTTTATGGTTTCTGCAAATTTCATAGTGATTGTATTTTTTGGGTTAATAGTGATCCGTTTTTAATCGCGTTATTGTGTTCTAATATTACTGAATTAATTAGTAATTCAAATTTAAGAAGATTTTCCTTTATTTTTTCGATGGTATCTTCACATCGGTGAACTCTAATTATAGATAGTGCCAAACCTTCGCTATAACTCACAAAGTCACACCATTTCCTACCGCTTGCCAACATACCCCCTTGCATCTGTAACATATATTTACCGTCAATATGCTTATTAATTAGCGTATTCAAATGAACGGCAGGAGATGGGCATTTGATTTCTATTAATCCATCTTCACCAACTACTCCATCGGGGGAATACCCGAATAAGAAATCTTGATTATATTCGTAAAATCCAATTTCTTTGACTTTTTTATTAGTTACAGTCTCGTAATATTCGCGCGCTATTGGCTCGTTTTCTACCCCTCTTTGCATTTGCCAATTTTCTACAAAAGGCTCTGTTAATCCTGTGATTCTCTCACTTGCTTTAACTAATGCGAATGTTTCAGCCTGTTTACTTAGTTGTAATTTTGCGGGGGTTAGAATGTTTGATAATTCAGAACAGGTAATGCGACCCCTTCTTAGATTGTGCCATTCTTCAGACCGTTGCTCTAGTTTCTCGTGTATTTTTCTCATTTCTGGTATTTATTCTTTATTTGTTTAATAATTGATTGTGATGTTTCTGATTTGATTAGTTGCGATAGCTGTGATTATACCCTTCATTGCCTCAATTGATATTGTGAGTTTCTCTTCGTTGCAGAATGATTCAATATCACTTAGAGACTCATTATTTATTTTTTTCCTATAGGCTAGATTTTGAGCTTTTTTGGCTTTTTCTATTTCAATTGCTTCTTGCTTCTTGCGTTCATCTTCAATCGCTTGCTTTTTAGCTTGCTCAATCTCTGCTTGTTTTTTTGCTTCTGCTTCTTTGGCTATTAATTCCGCTTCACGCTTTTCAAATTCGATAGCTTTTCCAAGTTCATATTTTAGAGTTTTTATTTTAGATAATTTTGTATCAATGAAAGATTCTCTCAATATCTCAACGCCTTGAAATTCGTAGTTTTCCAGTTCTTCAATCTGAGCCTTTAATAGTATTGATTCTTTTCTAGGTCTAATTTCTGCAATCTTATTGATAATTGATTGAGTCTTTAATTTTTCTTGCTCTAACTTTCTATCTTCTTCTAGTTTTGCGAGTCTGATTTTTTCTTTAGCTTCTTTTTCAGCTAATTCCTTGGCTTCTTGCTCTGCTTTGATTTTAGCCTGTCTTTCTTGTTCGGCTTTTTTTTCAGATTCAAGTTTAGCTAGTTCAATCTTTTGCTTTTCAATAAGTTCAAGCTCAGATTTTCGAGAGATTAAAGCATTTTTATTAGATTCCGCTATTGATTTTTCAAACTCTCCTCCATTTTCAAATATAGAAAAGTTAAAATTTTCTAATTTTTCCAATTTAGATTTTAATGAATTTATATCATCTTCTAGTATCGGCTTTAGTGAATTCAATTCAACTTTAAATTGTTCGATCTCTCTCTTAATACGATCTTGTTCCTCTTCCCATAGTGTCAAAGGTTGCCTCGCTTTATTTCGCAACTCGTCAAGATGTTTGGTTAATCTGATTCTTTCAGAGTCTACTTTTTTGATCTTCTCTTTTTCATCAGCTACTAAATCTTTACCTAGTTTCTCTAGTTTAGATTTAGTCTGACTTACTTTATATGCTAGGCTCGCAATTTCTTTTCGTCCTTTATCTGTGCTTGTGTCTGGCACATGATCATTAATTAAGGATTCAATCGCAGATATTAGACTATCAACATTATCTGAATTATTGAATAGTTCTACTGGTTTTATGTTATTGATTATTTGTATTTCTGACATGGTATTTATTCTGATTTGATTTTTAGTTTTCTGATGCGACCCTTATTGATTGCATCAATTAATGAAATTGCTTGTTCTTCGTTTAAATTGCAAGCGGAATTAAGTTCATATACTAATTCTCTTACTGTTTTATGTGGGATCGGGTAGAATAATAATTCTATTACTTCGTTATCTTCTTCCATTGTTTATTCTGTGATATTCGGTTATTACTTTGTTCCAATATGGTAAAGTTGCGATCTTTTTGTAGCCGTTGCCCCCACCGTTCCAATTTCTCGCGAAGTCCATAGCGGTAGGCTCGTATCCTAATCTTTTCTTTGTAGTATAGTGTTGATGAAATAAAGCAAACATTTCAATTGATTTACTTCTAAGGTAGCGATCATCTAAAGTGTAATTTGTTCCATAGATTCGGTTTATATCCTCAACTAATATCGGGTGAATCTGAAGACATCCAACAGCTAGTCCATTGTCACCAACTGCGGAATCATTGCCCCCACTTTCGATAAGTATTAGTAGGTAAATTAATAGTTTTATGTTCATATTTGGTTCTGATTTTGTTTAAAAACAACCTCCATTTTGAAGGCTGTTTGTTTAATATTTCTGATAGATTCATTAGAATAAAATTACTGATCCGCATTGAAATTGCGCTATATTTCCAGATATTTTAATAGGATATATTTGATTTTTTTTACTATAAAATCTTACTTTATTTGTTTTTTCGCATTTTTTTATTGTTATTTCCATGATGTTTTTTGCAATCGGTTTCTGTTTTAGTGATAAGAATAATATATTATCTTTATCTATCAAAACGCAAGCACTTTTTAAATTATTTGCATTTTTTATGATTCGTTTGCAAATTTGCAAACCGTTTGCAACCATGTAACTTTTTATAAATCAAATACTTATAAATATTTTTTGCCTCGTTTGCACGTTTGCAAAAATCCTGAGAATAGAACTATAAAGTATAAGTTAATATAAAAGAATGTATTTAATATTATATACTTTATCCCTCTATATTATTATTATTATTATTTTAAATATTTATTATTATTAGAGGGGATAAATCATTGATAATCAAAAAGTTGCATGGTTGCAAAAGTTGTTTGCACTGTGCAAACGGAATTTGCAACTTGCTATTGCTCAATTGTTTATAGGTTTGCAAATTTGCAAACGGTTGCAAACGGTTCATAAATATAAATAATTGTATTTAATATTGAACTTAATCAATATTGATGTATCTTTGTCTATATGGAAATCAAACACACAAATTTTAAGGCAATCCAAGAATCAGATATTGAGGAAATGAAAACAGGAGAATTGATTTTTTGCGAAGGGCAAGTACCTAAAAAAATTAGATTGTTCATCGTAGACCAACACCCTAAAAATTTCATAATTCAAAAAACATCAAATCCAGATAATTTCTGGATCCTCAGAACCGACAACAAAAAACAATCTTCAGCTTCTTTCAAAAAATTAAAAACAGGTGAATTTGTCGATTTCAAAGACGACCGCGCAAAAATGCAAAGATACGCTCATTGCTACGGAAAATCTTCAAATAAAAAATTCAAGACAGAAACTTTCAATTTACCCGATCAAGGGAAATTTACCCGAATAACAAGAATTTCTTGACATTATCCGTAACGCAATAAATATTAAGACCATGAACAGAAAACCATCACACCTAGTCCGAGTAACAAAAACGGTTAGGCTTTTACCAGAAACCATCGAAGCCCTTGAAAAACTCAAAAGACGATATTCAATAAAATCGCTTGGCAAAACGATTGATTATTTAGCGGAAAAGTAATGAAAATTATTAACCGTAATCCAAAGGATTTAATTTCTGCGGAATATAACCCGAGATCATTGTCGGATGCACAGAAGCAAACGATAAAAGACAGCATTAAAAGATTCGGTTTTGTAGACCCTGTAATCGTCAACATAAACGAGGATCGAAAAGACATAATCATTGGCGGTCACCAGAGAACAAAAGTGGCTGTTGAAATGGGTTATGAAGAGGTTCCCACAGTCGAGCTTGACTTAACTCTCGAAAGAGAAAAAGAGCTAAATATTCGTTTGAATAAAAACACTGGCTCTTTTGATGAAGATGCTTTGCGCGAATACTTTGATAAAGAAGCGTTAGGCGAATGGGGGTTTGAATCGGATGAATTAAGTTTTTTTGAAGTCGAAGAAGAGATTCAAGACGCTGAAGAGGATGATTTTGACGGAGAGCCACCAGAGGAACCAAAAACCGAATTAGGGCGAATATACCAACTAGGCGAACATCGTTTGATGTGTGGCGACTCAACCAAAGAGGAAGATGTGCAAAGGCTAATGGGTGGTGAGCTTGCAGATATGGTTTTCACTGATCCTCCGTATGGTATTAAACATTCAGGTAAAGGTATTGATGGAGTAACAGTTGGCGAGGACTTCGGATATATACTTGGCGATAATGATACAATGGTTGCTATTAATTGTTTTAATTTAATATCTTCAATGTTTCCAGATTCTTTGAAAGTTTTTTGGGGAGCAAATTATTATCCATCATGCCTTCCGAATGGTAATGGGTGGCTAATATGGGACAAAGAGAGAGAAGGTGATACGTTTAGTGGTGGCGAATTGGCATTTGTTAGCGGTGGTGTTCGTGTCAATATTTTTCGACATAAATGGCATGGTATGATTAAAGCTTCTGAGCATGGCGAAAAGCGTGTTCATCCGACACAAAAACCAATTTCGTTAGCTTCTTGGTGTTTTGATAAATATAATAAAAATGGAGTTATTGTATTAGACCTTTTTGGAGGTTCAGGCTCTACATTAATAGCTTGTGAGCAAACAAAAAGAAAATGCCGAATGATGGAGCTAGACCCAAAATATTGTGACGTAATAGTAAACCGATATTGCAAATTAAAAGACATTGATCCAGAAAAAGTATTTGAAACAGGAGTCGCATAATGCCAATTACAACCCAAGCAATAGAAATCAAAAAACAGAGACTACTTGAGGCACTTGAGAAATCTTTAGGGATCGTCACAACCGCGTGTAAAACAGCAGGGGTTGCAAGATCATCTTTTTATGAATGGAAAGAGAATGATCCCGAGTTTGCAATGGCAGTTCAGGAGATTGACAATGTAACATTAGACTTTGCCGAGTCCAGCTTACACAAGCAAATCAATGAAGGGAATGCCACCTCTACTATTTTCTATTTGAAAACCAAAGGCAAGAAGCGCGGATATGTTGAACGCACCGAGCTTGATGTTTCGAACTCTGACGGAACATTGCAACCGACAATTGACACAAAGAAGCTTACAACCGAACAATTGAGAGCTTTAAAGGATGCAAGAATCGAAGCTGACTCATGATGATTTCAAGGCTATTGATATTGAATTATGTCAAAGGTCATTAGCTGAGTTCGCACAGCAAGCTTGGCACGTATTAGAGCCATCCACCCCTTTGAAATGGGGGTGGTGTTTAGATGCAATTTGCGAACACCTTGAGGCGGTAAATTCTGGTCAAATAAAACGGCTTTTGATGAACGTACCGCCCGGCTCGATGAAAAGTTTGCTAACAGGCGTAATTTTTCCAGCGTGGGAATGGGCAAGGGGCGAACAAGAATATAGATACATTGGAACCGCACATAATCAGACGCTTGCAGTTCGTGACAATATGAAATGCAGAAGGTTAATTCAGTCAGAATGGTATAAGTCTATGTTTGGGGTTGAGTTGACGAGCGACCAGAACGCTAAAACTAAATTTGAAAACAGTAAAACAGGATTTAGAGAAGCGATGTCATTCACTGGCATGACTGGTTCTCGGGGTGATCGTGTTATATTGGACGATCCATTGAGCGCGGATAATGCCAACAGTCAAGCAGAGTTGGAAAACGCTCGAATCACATTTACTGAAACATTGCCATCACGTGTAAACAATGAGGATTCAGCAATCATTGTAATCATGCAGAGATTGAACGAAGCCGATACTAGCGGGGTAATACTTGAACTTGGATTGCCTTACGAACATTTGAAAATTCCTATGCGCTATGAGGAAAAAGGAAAAACCTCTGTTTCTTGTATTGGGTGGAAAGATCCAAGAACCAAAGAAGGGGAATTAATGTTTCCTGAGAGATTTCCAGAAAAACAAGTCGCGGAATTAGAGAAAACACTCGGCACATATGCAACGGCTGGACAATTACAACAACGACCCGCGCCTCGTGGTGGTGGATTATTTAAGAAACATTTCATACAGAATTACGACCCTAAAAACCTGCCAGAGTTTGAACATATAGATATATCAATTGACTCTGCGTTTAAGACAGGCGCGGAAAACGATTATTCATCTATTGGGGTATGGGGTAAATGTGAAAAAGGATATTTTCTACTTAATAGCATACGCGAAAAGGTTGAGTTTCCAGACCTTAAAGCAAGGGTCGAGCAATTGTGCGAATATTGGAAACCTCGCTATTGCTTAATTGAAGATAAGGCAAGCGGGCAATCATTAATCCAAGAATTAATATCATCAACATTGATACCGATTCGCCCCATAAAAGTTGATACTGACAAATTAACTAGAGCCTATGCGATACAGCCAGAATGGGAGAATGGAAAAATATTCTTGCCATTTCAAGCGGAATGGTTAGATGATTACATAAAAGAAATGACATTATTTCCAAACGCCAAACATGACGACCAAGTGGATATGACAACTCAATATATTAATAGGATGAAAAGAAGAGGGAATTTTACTCCTCAAGTATTATAGTTATGTTAGGACTAAACAAGCTTTTCTCTAAGGGAAACAAGGATGACCTTAATCAAAAAGGGTTTTCAGGTGATCCAATTTTAAACTATCCAGATTCATTATTTCAAGGCGATGATGGATTCAGGAAAGTAAATTACAATACTGCTTCACGTGATGGATTTGAAAAGAACTATGTTGTATTTAGAGCCATAACTGACATTGCAGAATCAGCAAGTCAGATACCTTTAGTATTCGATCAACCAGAATTAGAGGAACTACTAAGAAAGCCATACTATAAACAAGGCTATACGAATTTCATTCAAGATGCGTTGAAGTATAAATTATTAGGTGGCAACTTCTACGCTGAAGC